CACCGCCGTTCTGCTCCACCGCCACATCGATGCTCGCCGCGAGCCGTCCACTCCGCTGCTGCAACACCCCGCCCGACAGATTCCGCTCGACCGCCGCCCGCAGCTCGTCCCCAAGCCGCGACGCCTCCTGCGCCAGCGCCGATGCGAGCCGCCCCGGCATCGTCTCGAGCCGCGCCGCGAGCGCGTCCGCGCCCACCAAGCTCGCGGTAATCACTGCACGGCCGCCGAGATCGCGGGATCGATGGCGGTACCGGCGAGCTGCCGCACAAACCCCGACACCGGCGCGACCGCCCGGTATTGCGACAGGATCGTCCTGATGTCGTCGCTCATGTCCTTCTGCGAATAAGTGACGGTCTCGCCGCTCCCCAGCGCCTTGGACACCTCGCCGGTGCGGGTCCGCTCGCGGTACCGCTGGCACACCAGCTCGACACAGGCCTGCGCCAGCTCGGGAGGCGTCGTCGCATAGCCCGCCGTATAGGTGACGGAGACGTTCTGCGCCCGCCGCGTGAACACGTACCCGCGCAGCACCAGCTCGGTCGGCGAAAACAGGTACCCGGCGGCAAAGCCGCTGCCCTCCGGCGCCGGCGGGATCTCGATCCCGTCGATCGACAGCGACAGCACCGCGCAGACCGGGATATTGGCAAAGCTGAGCCGCTGCCCACCCCCGCCATCCCTCACCTCGACCCAATCCGCCGTCGCGACCGGCCGGCCGATCCATCTCTGGATAAACCCGCTCGCCGCCGTCACCAGGCCCGTCAGCAGCGCGTCGTCGGTCGACGGAAACGGGTTCTGCCCGGTCTGCAGCCACGCCTTGACGTCGTCGAGCGTCGTCAGATCGCCAAACGCCATCCCCTCACCCCGCTTTTCCGCCGAAGGCATTCTTCAAAGGCTTCACCACAGAGATCACAGAGGTCACAGAGATGATTTTCCTCCGTGCCCTCCGTGTCCTCGGTGGTGAAATACCTGATCAGCCGTTGCCGATATTGGTGATGACGCCCATCGCGAACGGCGCGTACACCGCCAGCACCTCTTCGGCATAGACGCCGACCTGGCGCTGCCGCGTCACCACTGGCCAGTCGATCTGGTAGTAATCCTGCCGCGTCTTGACCTCGGCGACGTTCGGCACTTCGCTCGACTGGTACTGGATCGGCAAATTCTCCGCCCAGCCGACGATCGTGCCCGGCGGAACCCGCGGATGGATGCGGATCGGGATGCGCAACCCGCCGTTCAGCGCGAACGGGTTGAAGTAGAACGACACCGCGCCCGCCGCGGCGAGGTCGTAGGCATTGCCGTCCGCGCTCACCTCATACCGCAACAGCGGCGCCGAGGCGTTCGACAGCACCTTGTCGGTGATGTTCTTCAGCTCCTGCACGTTGACGTACAGCACCGTCGGGCTCAGCTCGAAATTGTTCCACATCGTCTGGAACATCGTGTCGATCTCGACGACCGAGCCGCGCCCCGACGCGGTCAGCGGGGTGCCGGTGCCGGCGGTGCCGGTGGGCTGCGTCGCGACATAGGCGTTGGATCCGGATTTGAACGCGCTCGTCAGCAGCCCGTCATAGGCATAGCTCGGGTTCGCGGAATTATCCGCGCTGACCGCCGACTGAACCTGGTGCCCGCTCGCGAGCGGCGCCGAGAAGCTGGCGCTGTCGATCGTCGTGATCGCCTGCAGCGTCTCACTGCCGGTCGCCGTCCCGACATACCACGCATACGCCACCGCGCCCTGCAACGCGGCGACGGTGCAGAACAGCGTCTGCCCCGACGTCACCACCTGGCTCGCCTCGGCGCTGATATTCGACGACCCGCCCGCAAGCGTGTAGGAGTGACCGTCCGCCCCGGTAATCGGCTTCGTCGTGGCGATGCCGGCGGCGAGCCCCGAATTCTGATACCCTTCGAGCGTCAGCCCGACCACCTTTACATAATAGGTGGTCGCCGGCAGCGTCCCGCCCGACCCCGAAGCCGACAGCGTCGGCGTCGCCGGCGTGCCGAGCTGCAACGAGGCATTTCCCGCGAGGATCGCCATCTCCTCCTTCAGCATCATCTTTTGCAGCAGGCGAAACGTCATCCGCGACTGGATGTCCTCGAAGAACCGGCCGGCGCTGATCGCCTCGTAAGTCGCCGCGTCCTCCTCGCCGATCGTCACATAGGTCGCCGACTTGGTCGCGGTCGTGTACGACATCTGGGCCGAGCGCTGCCCTTCCGGCACCCACCCCATCGCGTCGTAGCCCGAGCCCACCAGGGCCGTCACCTGACGCCAGTTGGTGGCGGTGCCGGTCCCGCCGCCAACCCGCGGCACGACGTTCCGGATCGGCGTGACGAACGGATATAGATTCTTCGCCGGCGCCTGCAAATCGAACGCGACCAGCCCGGTCCCGGTCGAGATCGTCTTGGCGATCCGGTCATCGGGCGAGCGCAACGCCCCCTTGACCAGATCGAGCGTGTCCTGTGTCGGATTCATGGAAAACTCCCCGTGGGAGGTGGCAACAAAAAACCCGCCGGAAAGGCGGGCCATGCGTCAGTCACTGTCATCTGTTACCGTCATCCCGGCGAAGGCCGGGACCCACCTTTCATCCACTCGCGCATCGGAAGGGTGGATACCGGCCTTCGCCGGTACGACGGACGAGGGATGCGGGCTACCCCCGCACCATCCCAGCCGGCCGGATCGGGTTGGCGTGCGCCGCCTTGATCAGCGCCAGCGTGCGTTCCTCGTCGCTCATCCGCGACAGCGCGGTGACGACATCCTCGCCATACCCGCCGCCATCGGCCCGCTTGGTGATCCCGGCATACCCGCGCGCCGCAGTCTGCGGCGGCATCGGAGTAGCGGCAATGTCGTCGACCCGCTTCGCCAGCGCGTCTAGCCGCGGCACGATCTCACCGGCGAGCGCCTTCATCAGCTCGCCGATAACGTCGCCGAGCTCCGCGAGCCCGCCGGTGCCCTTGCGCAGCGTCTCCGCCACCGACGCCTTCCCGCCGATGGTGACCGCCGGCGGCCCCGCCGGATCGATCTCTTCCTGCCACGCCGCGACGATGCGCGCCTTGATGTGGGCGAGCTGCGCCTCGGTATACCGGTCCGCGTTGTCGGGCTGGTGGATATAGGCCCAGGCAGCCCGGACATGGTCTTCGCTGTCGAGCGGGTAGCGTTTCTCGCCGTCGGGCCGGTAGCCCGGGTCGGCGAACGCGCCGCCTTCGTCCTCCCCGCCCCCGCCGCGCTTTTCGACGCACCGCATCGCCTCCACCTTCACCAGGTGACGGTGCGCGGCGACGCCGCAATGCCATATCTGCACGGGCGGGTTCGCCGCCGCGGCCGCATCGGCCATGTGTTGCCCTCCTTCGGCTTTCCAGCAATCGAACACCGCCTCGGGGTTGGCCGGGCGGTCGACCAGGCTGATCTCGGTCAGTGTCAGCCCGGTGATGACAGAGCGGTCGGCCGGGTCACGTTCCGTCACCCGCCCACCGATCGAATATCCCTTGTAGACGCCGCTCGTGACTTTTTGCCAGGCGCGCGGGTCGACGATGCGGGCGCCGACGTAAAGCCCGTGATCGTCCACCGCGGCCTCCTCGGCGACGCCGACCGCCGATAGCTGGTGCATCTCGCGGATATTCGCGAACTTCATGTAATCCGCGAGCGCCGCCCCCAGCGCGTCCCGCGTGATCGTCTCCCCCTGGTCGTCCTCGGCCTCGGTCGAGGCATAACCCCAAACCATCTGCTGTGCCGCATCGACCTTCGCGAGCGGAGCGTAAAAGCGCATGCGGATCACCGTGTTGTTTAAAGCGGAACCGTTCTTGGTGGTCTAGATCAGACGCTTGCCTCGGCTCGTCGCTGCTTTCTTCCCGATGACTCTCAGGAGCCGCTTCTTCTCGTCTTCGGCGTCGATGCTCCTGAGCAATGCATCTATTTCGTTTAGGCGGTCACCTGACTCCAATGCCGCCTCGACGATCTTCGATGCGTCTGATTTGGTCATTGGGTGGGTCGGCGCCTCCAACGCCCGGACGAACCGCGCCGGCGCCTATCAGATCGGGTTCGCGATGATATGCTCCCAGAGGAACTCGTGTGCTCGCCATTCGTCCGGCGTGTACCTCGCCGTCTTCCAATCTGGACGGCGCCCCTTACGGACTAGCTTCATCCGCTCCTGATATCTGCGGTCCAAGCCCACAAGGATACTGTGGATCTCCAGCGGAAGCGGAGCGGCACAATCGATCTTCGTATGCACATTCCCGAATTTTTCGCCGGTTCCTCGATCGAACCGCGCGTTCTCTTGGGTATGTATCCGTCTCGCGTGGATTGCCGCCTCATCCAACCCAATCACGAGACAAGTCAAGCTCGCGTTGCTCACGGAATTCCGAGCATGAAAGATGTCCCCGACGGCGAGTTTGCGAAGAGCGATTTCTTTGTCACGCACGGCGCGGGGTCCTATTTTGCATCGCGATCAAAGTCTTCCAGGGCTCTCGTTTGCGGCCCGGCCGGTAGATTGCCGATTAGTCTGGATCGTATTTGCGGAGGTGTGCCCCGGCGGTCTTGGCAGTGCCCTCCAGCGGCACCGCCCCCTGCGTCCCATACACCATCGGCCGATCGCCGCCGGGCACCGGGTCGAGGCCCAACAAATCCCGCGCCTCGTTGATCGCGTAGATACCGCTGCGCACATAGGTGTCGATGACCTTGGCCTCTTGCGCCGGGTCGGCCAGGCGTCCCTCGACCCACACGAATTCGAGCTCCGCCTCGCCGAGCCGGTCCTGGATCACGTGGTCGGCGAGCCGCTTCACCCACCCCATCAGCGGCGCCATGCCCTCGTCGAGCGCGGCCTGCTGGCTCGTCTCCGCGGTGGCGCGGTTCACCTGCTTGGTAAACGCGGTCGGCGGCAGCGAAAATGCGTAGCAGACGATCCGCGCCAGCCACTCGTCAAACTCGTCCTTGTACGGCGCCTCGGTAAAGGCCTGGTATTTCGACCCGCCCGGCGCCCATACCAGCCGCGTGCGGGATGCCGTGTTGCCCGCGAGCACGCTGTCGAACCATTCCTGAAACTGCCGGATCTGGTCCACATTCCACCCGTCCGGCGCGCTCAACAGCCCCGGCGGCACATTGCCCTCGGTGAAATGCTGGAGCTGCATCACCTGGCGGCGCAGCGCGATGTTGACGGTCATGATGATCTGCTCGACCGGCCCGAACCCATAGGCCTTGTGCGGCCGCGGGTTGCGCGGGAGGTACAGAAGGTCGTCGCCGGTCAACAATTTCCATGGTCGCCCATGGATCACCTGTTCGAACGCCGGCGCCGGCGCCCGCGGTCGCCGCCCGGTGTCGTCGACCAGCAATTTGATCGTCGCCCCGTCCACCGGATCGAGCCCGATCAGCTCGCCGGCCCGGTTGCGCCGCATCTCCAGCGCCGGCGCGTCGAGCACCAGCACATCCTCGAGCAATTCGCGCAGCCAGGTCGCGAACGGCCGCTCCCCGTCCGGCCGCCGCCAGAACGCCGCCACCTTCGCCACCCGCGCCGGATCGACCCGGGCGCCCTTCACCCCCTTGATCGTCCATTCGAGCTTTTCGATCTGGTCCTTGCGCGTCTCGATCGCGAGCCGGGTGATGTCGTGCCCGTCGGCGAGCGCCCGCAACTCCGCGAACGACACCGGCTCGTAGGCACGCGGCGTATAGATCGTGTTGACGCCGACCGGGAAATCCCACGCCCGCAGCGCCTCCGCTTCGAGCGGCGCCAGCGGGTAGCCGGGCGAAAAGATCCCGAGATTCGGCTGGAACACATCCGCGAATTGCGCCTCCAGCCCCTGCTGGCCCCAGCTATAGGACGGGGTGAGGCCACGGGTCAGGGACGTGCGCTTACCGCCTTGAGGGGGCATCAGAAGCTGCTCCAGGCCGCCCGCTTCCACGAATCGGGAGCGGTGCAGGCGTAAAGATAGTTGATGTCGAACTCGATCCGCCCGGTCTGGCACGCCGCCGAGCTCGACGACGGGGTGCCGGTCGCCGGAAACATCCCGTTCGCCGACGCGGTCGCCGGCGTCACCGACACGACCCGGAAATCCGAGCCGTCGAACGCCAGCCGCAAATATTCGTAATTCTGCCCATAGAGCGTCACCGCGCTCTCGGCGCCGCGCGTGCCGGGCAGCAAAATCTGCCCGCCGCTGGTGCCGTTCACCTGCACGGTCAGAACCTTGCCGTTATCCGTGACGAACCCCATCGACCATCCCGCCGCGATCGCATTCGTCGACGGCAGCGTGACCGTGAGGCTCGAAATCGGCGTGTTGTAATCCGACATCACCGTGCCGCAATCGGCCGCCGCGGCGGCATAGCTGCTGACCGCCGGAAACACCCATCTGTCGAGGCACGTCCCGCCGGCGAGCCCGATCGAGGCCGCCGTCACCGGCGTCACCTGCATCACCCGAAAGTTCGATCCGTCGAACTGTAAGACCGCCTCTTCGTAATCCCCCGCAGCGAGAGCCAGCGACGTCGCGCTGGCGCCGCTGCCGGGGTAGACGATCTTGCCGCCGCCGGTGCCGTTGACCTGCGCATTGGCGATCTTGCCGTTGTCGTTGACGATCGCGATCGTCCAGCCCGGGTTGATCGCGCTCGTCTCCGGCAAGGTGACGCTCAGAAAATCCAGCGGACTGTTGAAGGCCGAGACCGCAATGCCATTGTCGCCCACCGCCGCGGCATAGGAGCTGACCGATGGAAAGCTCCACCGGTCGATCCCGCCCGTCCCGGCCAGGCCGAGCTGCTGCGCCGTCGCCGGCGTCACCTGCTCGACCCGGAAATTGCCGCCGCCGTCATATTGCAGCGTCGCGTATTCGTACTGGTCGGCCGCCAGCGTCAGCGAAGTCTGCGCCGCCGCATTCGTCAGCGGATAAAGGATATGCCCGCCGCTTGTGCCGTTGACGTTGACGGTCAGGCCCTTGCCCTGGTCGGTCGCGAACCCCATCGACCACCCCGACGGCAGCGCCGTCGTCGGCGGCAATGTCACGGTCAGTCCCGCACTGGTGTTATAGCTCGACACGACATTGCCGTTGTCGCCGAGCTGCGCGGCATACCCGGTACTCGACGGAAACAGCCAGTTGCCCGGCCAGTCCCGGCTTTCCAGCCCGTTCGTCGCCAGCGTGTTGCGCGTCCCCGATACGACCCGGAAATTGTTCCCGTCCGACTGAAGCTGCAAATACTCGTAATTCCCCGGCCCCATCGTCACCGACGACAGCGCCTTGCCGCCAGCCAGGATCGATCCGGCCGGCGCGGTGATGGTCAGCCCCTTGCCGTTATCGGTCGCGAACCCCATCCACCACCCGGCCCCGACCGCATCCGGCGCCGGCAATGTCACCTCCAGCACCGACTCCGTCGCATTGAACGACGACACCGCGGTGCCGCTGTCGACCGCCGAAGGGCTAAAGCTCGCCGCCCCCGGAAACTGCCACTGTGCCCAGTTGCCGGTGCCGCTCACCTGGATCCCGACCGACTGCGCGGCCCGGTTCACCACCGCGCCGCCGTAATTCGGGTTGAGCAGCAGATTGTGCGTGCTCGCCGTCGCGTCGACCGCGGTGACGCAGTCGAAATACGGCGACACAAAGCTGTTCTGCCCGTCATGGGGCGAGCTGATCCCGAGACAGATCGGCGACGCCTCCATGTCGAAGGCGAAGATCGTGTTCGAGAAATTGAACCCGTTCTCCAACAACAGCGCCATGCCGCCGGTCGCCCCGGCGGAACCCGCGCCCGAAATCCGCGAAAACTGCGTCTGTTCGAGCGCGAGCCCCGCCGCGCCGCCCGCCGAGTCGGCCACCGCGAACACGTCGCTGTCGAGCACGTAGTTGAGCTGCAACCCACCCGCGCGGGGCGCCGTGCTCGCGTTGTTGACGATCAGATGGTCGAGACGGATCGAGTTTTGCGCGTCGGAGAAATCGGTCTTCCCGACCACCACCGCATAACCGGGCGTATCGCCGTTGACGAACAGCGTCCCCTCTTGCCGGAAATAAAAGCATCCCGTCGGACTTGCACTCGTGCCGCCCGAGCACTCCACCTGCAGCACCGGCCCGGACGCGATCGACCGCCCATCGATCGTCGCGCCCTCCGACGACAGCCGAAACCCGTGCCCAGCCTGCGCGGCGTAGTCGATCGTCACCCGGCTTGTCACCTTGTAGGCGCCGGCCGGCACATGCACGGGCCAGTTGTTGGTGACCGCGGCGTCGATCGTCGCCTGGATCGCCGCCGTGTCGTCATGGCTGTCGTCGCCGACCGCGCCGTTGCAGCGCACGTCGATCCACGGCCGGCCCGAGCACATCAGCACGTCGCCGTTCATCGTCGCCGTGCCGCTCGTCGACAGCGTCGAGAAATTCCCCGGCGATTGCGCCAGCGCACCCCAGCCAAAGACCAGGCACGCCGCAAACGCCACCAGCGCGATCGCGCGGTCGAGCCATCGCATCGCTCCCCCCTTTCGTCACCATCGCCGTGCTGCAAACGCCGTGTTGGCCTCTGTCACCGGCGATGTCATCGCGCGTCACCTCCGCTCGCCGCCTGGCGGCGATAGAGTTCGAAAATCCCCTGGCCGGCGATCGGCGCGACCATCAGCTCGCTCAATCCCCACACCAGCGCGTCGATCCGGTCGGGCGAATACCCGGCCGTCGCCCGGTCGAAACCGCTGGTGAACCCGCACATCTGATCTTCGAGCTGCGGGAACGCGCCGACATGGTGGACGCGCCCCTGCTCGTACAGCGCCGCGATCGGCTCGGCCCGCGCGACCTTGCCGCGCGCCGCCCGCACCGCGGTAAAGGCGACGTTCGGGTCGACCACCCGCAGCGTCGCCTCGACCATCTCGCCGCCGTTGTTCACTTCGGCGACGATCCGGTCGGCGCCGTGTGTGCGCGAGGTGGTCAGCGCGACCTTGGCCCATTCGGGCGGCGTATACCGCCCCGACAAATCGCCGAGCACGTACCCGTGCGAAATCCCGTCATGGCCCGTGGCCTTGCCGACGACGACGATCCCCGTTTCGTCCGACTGCCCGCCGCTCGTCGCGGCCGGGTCGATCGCGATGACCACGCGTTCCAGGTCAGGCTCAACGCCGACCCGCGCCGCCTCGATCATCCCGCGGCTCCACAGCGCGCCCGGCACGTCCTCGAGCAGCTCGGCATCGAGCTCCTGCCGCCCGAGCCGGGTTCCTTCGTACTTGCGCACGATCTGGTCGAGAAACACCGGCGCCAGATTGTCCCGGTTCTGGGCGGTCTTGCCCCGCGTCACCGCGACAGTCGGGTCGGCGAGCAGCGTGCGGATCAGCCTCGTCGGCCGCGGGGTCGTCGTCACCACCGCGCGCGGATCGTCGCCGAGCCGGAGCCCGAACATCAGCATGTCCCACGCCTCGGGGTGCCGCCACGCCGCCAGCTCGTCGCACCACGCGAAATCATGCTGCGGCCCGCGCAGCCGCTCCGGCTCGTCCGCCGAAAACATCGTCGCGACGGCCCCGTTGGGCCAGGTCAGCCGCCGCTTCGACGGCTCGTAGACCGGCCGCTCGTTCCCCGGCGAGATCGCCAGCAGCCCGCTTTCCCCCTCCACCATCACGTCGCGCACATCGGAAGCGGTCGGCGCGACCAGGGCCACCCGCCGCGCCCTGCCCGCGCCGACCCGCGCCCGCACCAGCTCGGCGCCGGTCCGGGTCTTGCCAAATCCGCGCCCCGCGAGCAGCAGCCACACCCGCCAATCGCCCGGCGGCGGCCGCTGCTCGGGGCGTGCCCAGAAACTCCAGTCAGCCTTGATCGCCTGGCGGTCCACCACCCTCATCTGCCGCAGCAGCTGCGTCCTCTGCAAGTCGGGCTGCAAGGCGAGCCAGACGGCGCTCAAGCTCTTCAAGCGGGTCCTCCCCGGGGTCCGGCGGCGTCTCGTCGTCATGCCGGCGCGGTGGAAGCGGAAACATGCCGAGATGCCGCCCGATCGCGTCGAGGGCGGCCTTCTTGTCATAGAGCTTGATATGCACAGTGCCCTCGCCTGGTCCGGCCCTGCGGATTTCCGAGATCGCCGCCCGGTCTTTCGGCTCGATTTCGGAGGACGGCTTCATCGTCAGCCGCCCATCGGCGTCCCATGTCGCGATACGGCCGAGGTCGACAAACGCGATATGGCCGTACTCCTCAAGCACCCGTTCCAACGTGATCCCGAACCGCGCGGCCTGCGCCGCCGCGTCTTGGGTCTCGCCGCTCCCCGGCGCCTCGACCGGAATCTTCTTCGGCTTGGCCGCGGTCGGGCGCCGAGGTCTCACGGATTTTCGCGCTGAACCCGCCCGAAGCGGCTGCCGAGGTGCCAAGAGCGATCCTTGTCTTTGACCCCGGCGGGGCGGCGTCCGGCGCTGTGCCGTTGCCCATTCCGTCCAGGGTGATGAATGTATACTCGATCGATCCGGATTTGTCAATTGGAAAATTGCTATAATGAGATTATCGAGTGCGGAAATGCGCTTCCAGCGCCCCCAGCGCCGCGATCAGGATGCCCGAGGCCGCTTCCTGGCTGACCCGCCTGCCGCTCCAGCCCTGCTCGATGGCCCATTCCTTGACCGACCGTCCCCACCCGAGCACGTGCCACAGGCACGACCCCGCCGGCGAGGCGATCCCGCCCGCCGCCTGGATCGCGCGCCATACCGCCTGCCGCGCCGCCTCGATCCGCATTCCCGGCGCGTCGCGATCGTGCCGCGTGCTGCGGTCGCCCATCCGGAGCCGCGACAGGTCGACCGCCCGGATCGGGTCGAGCTGCGCCAGCGCGAACCGGGTGCGGAACTCCTCGCCGGCCTGCCGCATCCCCGCGGTGATCGAGCCTCGCCGCTCCATGATCTGCAGCGTGTCCACAAGCCGATACGGCCGCGCCGGCCGTCCGGCCTCGTCGGCGATAACATTCGGGCTTTCCTCGATTAAATCATGCTGCCGGCGCTCCCGGGAAACCGGTCCGTCCAGCGCCTCGCTCCGCGCCTTCCCCTGCCGCGCTCGCGTCATCGCCGATCTCCTTTTGAAACGAAACAAGAACATTCGGGCCGCGAAAAACGCCGCGCGATCCGGTCTAGCCGCCTCAAAAGCGGATCGGGCGGCGACCGCCTGATCCGCCCGGTCCGACCGCCGACCGCCTTCGCCAGCGCCTCGTCCGCCCTGAGCGCCCGGCGCTCGGCAGGGCTGCCGATGGGAACATGGCAGATCGCGTGGTGGATCGGGCAGTACGACGACCCGGCCTGGCAGGCCTCGCCGCACCGCCTCTCATCGGCGAGGATGTACGCACACCCCGCCTCCACCCCGCCTCCAAAAAGCCTGCAATCATCGCCCCGATACTCCGCGACCCGCACGATCCCCTCCACCCCTTGCGAATGTCGCACGATCGATATATTATCGGGTTTGAGCATGTCAACACGATAATTGCGATAATAGAAACTATGGATGCAATCTGGTTCCAGCAGGCGCTGCGCCGCGCCGGAGCGTCACAGGCCGGTCTGGCGCGCCACCTCGAGCTGCCGCAGTCGGCGATCTCGCGCATCCTCAACGGCGAGCGGCGGGTTCAGGCCGGCGAGGTCCCGCGGATGGCTGAATTTCTCGGCGTCCCGCCCGACGAGGTGCTGCGTCAGGTCAACGCCGAGTCGGGCGCCCCACCGCGCGAGCCGGCCCGGCCCGGCAGGCCGCCCAACGCCCGCCTCGCCGCGCTCCCGGCCGGCGGTGAGCAGATGCCGATCCGCAGCGCCGGGCGCGGCGGCCCCGACCAGGAGATGTTCCTCGAAGACGGCCCGATCGGCTTCACCGCGCGCCCGGCCAATCTCGGCGGGGTCCGCGACGCCTACGCGATCTACATGGTTGGCGACAGCATGGAGCCGCGCTACGAGCAGGGCTGGCTCCTTCACGTCAACCCGTTCAAGCCTCCCACCCGCGGCCGCGACGTCGTGGTGTACAAAACCACCCAGGCGGTCCTCATCAAGCAGTTCATCGGCTGGCAGGGCGACAGCCTCGTCCTCCACCAGCTCAACCCCGACGAAACCTTCCGCATCCCCCGCGCCGAAATCGTCGAGTGCCACCTGATCGTCGGCGTGGATCAGGAGGGCTGACCCGACTCGCCCGCACCGCGGGAGAGGGAGGGACCCGTCGCAGAGCGATGGGAGGGTGAGGGCCATCCTCCTCTCCCCACAACCACCCTCACCCCGGTGTAGTCAGCGGCCCCATCGCCCGCTACGATCCCGGGAGCGAATATTCCTCACCGAGAAGGGCCCCGGCGATGCGCACGACCTATGCCGTCAACGACATGACCATCCATCGGATCGTCGAGCAGGAGCACGGCTTTACCCCGATGCTCGAATTCCTTCCCAACCTGTCGCAGGAATTGCTCGACGAAAACCTGTCCTGGCTCGCCCCCGGCGGCTATGACAAGTCGAGTGGCAATGTCGTGCTGTGCTTCCAGTCCTATGTCGTCAAGACGCCGCACCACAACATCCTGGTCGATTCCTGCATCGGCAACGACAAGAACTTCCCGCTGCGCCCGTCCTGGAACAAAAAGCAGGACGGCAACTGGATGGCCGCGCTAAAGGCCGCGAACCTCGCGCCCGAGGACATTCATTTCGTCATGTGCACGCATCTGCACGGCGACCATGTCGGCTGGAACACCAAGATGGAGAACGGCCGCTGGGTCCCGACCTTCCCGAACGCGCGCTACCTGTTCTCGAAAAAGGAATACAATTACTGGTCCGAGATTCACCAAAAGACCCCGCTCGACCAGATGACCGACAGCGTCCTGCCGATCATCGAGGCCAACCGCGCCGAGCTTGTCACCAGCGACCACGCGCTCAACGACCACATCCGCCTCAGCCCGACCCCCGGCCACACGCCCGACCATTTCGCGGTCTGCGCCGGCAAGGGCGGCGACCAGGCGGTCTTCACCGGCGACCTGATCCACTCGCCGCTCCAGGCCAAATATCTCGACCTGATCATGCGCGTCGACACCGACCGCGCCCAAGGCTGCGCCACTCGCAAGGCCTTTTTCGAGCGCTACTGCGACACCGACACCCTGTGCTGCACGATGCACTTCCCGTCGCCCTCGGTCGGCCACGTCAAGCGCTGGGGCGACGGCTTCAAGCTCGACTATCTGACCTGACCACAGCGCAGGTGCATTAGATGGCGGCGCTTGGTTCCAGCGCCGCCATCACCGCACCAATCAATTTCTCCAGCGCCACCGGCTTCTGCAGGACGACCGGCCCATTGGCGAACGCCGCGATTTGCTTCACGTCGTACGAGCCGCTCATCAAAATTATCTTGAGATGATGGCGCCTTAAGCGGGCCATGTTGCTGAGAGCCACGCCATGCGGGCTGTCTCGCCCCAGCCCGACGTCACTGAGTAATAGATCAACGGGTTCTTCGCCCTCGATGATCTCGATCGCGGACGCGAAGCTGTCGGCGGGCGTGACGCGGAGTCGCTGCTGCCGGAGCACCTGGACGACGGACCGAAGAAAGAACGGGTCATCGTCGACGACGACCACATGACACCGTTTCCGCTCCGCCAAAGCCGTTGCCTGCACTGGATCAGTACCCATCCTCAGGCACTCGCATCAACCCCGGAGCGCAACTATAACGCTAACAAGTGAGTATGTTGTTGTCTCTTCGGCGAAATAACATCTAAAATTTGCTTCAAATATTGATCGACTGCGGCGCCGTCCCTCGATGAACAGGTCGGCTGGCCGCGGGGATGAACTCGCGCGGCCGACCGACCTGGACGATGCCGTGCCTACCGCCCGACGGCGCCCCTTCCCTGGCCCTGCCCCTGCCCCTGGCCCTGCCCCTGGCCCTGCCCCTGGCCCTGCCCCTGGCCCTGCTGACCGCCCTGCTCGCGTGGGTTCTCACGCGATCCGGGGTCGGGCAGCGGGAGACCGGGCAGCGGCAAGCCCGGCTGCGGCAGACCGGGGTGTGCGCGCTCGCGCGGCACACAGGTGCCGCCCTGCTGGATTTCGTCACCCGGGCACGCGCATCCCCCCGCGGCATTCGGCACCAGCGGCAGCTTGCAAATCGTCTCTCGGACGCACTTCCCGTTGATCAGCACCTCACCCTTCTCCGGGCACGCGCATCCCCCCGTGGGAGTCTGCACCGTCGGCGGCTTGCAAATCGTCTCTCGGACGCACCTCCCGTTGATCAGCACCTCACCCTTCTCCGGGCACGCGCATCCCCCCGTGGGAGTCTGCACCGTCGGCGGCTTGCAGATCGGCTGCTTGACGCACTGCCCACGGATTAGCACTGTCCCGGTTGGGC